CCCTCGTCAGGCGAACAAGAGTAAAATTAGCAGGTAATTACCTCTAATGGAACATCTACAACAACGCTTGGATGCTTTGAAGCAGCAAGAGGCGAACCTACTAATGCAATTAGATGAAGTTCGTGTGCTGATTCAAGCCTACGAGAATACCCTCAAACCAGATGGGGATAACTGAAGTTCTTGCGAAGATGGGGATTAGCGCTGCGGCGTTGGTCCCCTCCTTCATTGGCGCCTCACTGAGGACCATGCGTGACGAAGGGAAAAACTTCTGGGAGCACGTGATAGGGGTAATCTCAGGCGTGGCGACAGCCGCATTCCTGACCCCGTTCTTCGTCCAGGTGGCGGGCATGCCAGAACAGAGCGAAGCAGGCGTAGGATTCGGACTAGGCTACATGGGCCTAAGCGTGGTAGAGGCAGCCATGGAATACCTCAAAAAGAAAAAATGAGCTGGCTATCAAAACTCCTAGGAGTAGGTGACGAGGTGAGCAGCAAGCGGACCGTGGGTCTGGTTGGAGCTGCCGCACTGGTCGTGACCATGATCGTGAACTCATTCACAGACCAGGAAATCGCACCTAGCGATGCGCTGGTCAATGCCGTGCTGATCCTCACACTAGGATCACTTGGTCTAACCTCCGTAGACAAATTCGCAAATGGCGTCAAAAACACAAACGGTAAATAGCTACATCAGCAAAAGCCGTAAGCGGAGGAAGCACTCAAAGCAAGCCACTACGAACAAGGCTAGCAAAAACTACACGAAGTCATACAAGGGCCAAGGCCGCTAATCTTCCAAAACTGCCAAACCAGACAAGATTTGGCGGAATATAGAATGTGCAATTTGGTGCACTAGTTCGGGTAATGTCCGAATAAATGACCAAAACAAAACCAATAAGTGCGTTTAAAAGCACATTATCAAAACCAAAAGCGTGAAATAAACCACGCAATCCTCAGTTACTAGTACACCATGAGGAAGGTCAACCGCATCATCTTGCACTGCAGCGCCACACCAGAGGGACGGGACGTCAGCGTTGCGACAATCAACTCCTGGCACCTCAAGCGAGGCTGGAAGGAAATAGGATACCACTACGTGATCCTGCTGGACGGGACGGTAGAAAACGGGCGCGACGTGAAAAAAGTAGGCGCTCACACCTCAGGCCACAACGAGGATAGCATCGGCGTCTGCTATGTGGGTGGCATGGACGCTGGAAATAAAAAAGCCAAGGACACCCTCAACGAGGCCCAGGAAGTAGCCATGGTGAATCTGATCAAGGCACTCAGGGAGGAACACGGACCGCTAACGTTGCATGGGCACAACGAATACGCCGCGAAGGCATGCCCAAGTTTCATAGTCAAAAACAAATTTGAATGGCTTCTCTAGACGACTTCATCAATGAACTTGAAAATGCTCAGCAACCGACCTGCAATATTGATAATCCTGACGAGTGTACTAGCTGCGGCTCTTAGCGGATGCCGTGGTGCGAAACCAGTCCTAGAGAGTGTGATTGTAAGGGACACAGTCATTGTAACCGAAACAAAGTACCTGCTGGACACCCTGGAGCTCTACAAGGACACGGTGATCTTCCAGGACAAGGTGCGTCTGCAAATGCAGTACGTGGACCGAAAGGTCGTCGTTGAAGCCACCTGCCTCCCAGACACGATCCGAGTAACCCAGACGAAGATCCTAACCAGAAACGAGCCAAAGAGGAAGGGGTGGAACTTTGACCAGATGGTGTTTGGAGCACTCCTGGTTCTGCTGATCCTCTACCTCTTCAAGCGGTGGGTGGATAAAGCCACGGAGTAATTATACCCGTAGAGATACAATACAGCCGTTTTAAGCGACTTTATACGCAAAAGGGTATAAGGACACACCTGAGGTTGTTTGGATGCGTTAAAACGCAACTTATCATTTTGGTGACGTCAACGAAATGGTCAACCCCTAGGTTTAATACTTAAGTACCTAAGTAAACTTAAGGGTTGATATTTATACTTAAGTAACTTAACTTAAGCTTAAGTACTTAACTTTGGGGTATGAGTACACCAAATTACTACCTAGGCAAATACAAAGGCCTTGAGGCAATGGACGTGGTCCTGGACTTCCAGGAAGACTCCTACAACCTCGGCGTTGCGATAGCCTACCTCCTCAGGGCTGGTAAAAAACCAGGCAACCCAAAGGAAGACGACATACGAAAGGCCATAGCCCACCTCAAAGCCGAACTAAAGCACATAGAAAACAATGCCCCACGAAACGCCACTGCCCATGGAATGGAATTACTATACACACCCAGCGACAAAGGCTAAGGTAGACGCGATCCTCGCGGACATCGCCTCCGTCTTCGCAAACCTAGACTGCAGTCCCCAGGCACGGTCAAACGCCAAGGCATATGAAAAGCAACGCCTCCAAGACATCGCAGCCCTGGATCCCCACTTCGCAGAACGCTGCGGATGGGATAATCCAGATAGCACTGACTGACGTCCCCAGCCTAAACAAATTCTACGCCTCAAAGCACTGGAGCATCCGCAAAAAGTACAAGGATCACTTCAGCATGGCGATCCTGGCGCAGCTGAGCCACTACCCCAAAACACAATGGGACCAGATAGAGGTGATCAGCCGAGCCAACGTGCGCCTGGACCTGGATAACCAGATCATGGCGACCAAATTCGGACTAGACACCTTCAAAGCCTGGGGAGGAATTCCCAACGACACCACAAAACACGTCAAGCGCATTGAGATGCTGCCAGACGAAACCCTACCCAAAGGAATAATCTTACTAGAGTTCCGAAAAAAATAGTTGCGTATGTCAAAAAAGCGTGTAACCTTAGCGCAAACCAAATTACGTAACAATGACAAACCTATCAAAATCAAGCCTAGAGCAACTGCTAAGCTTCTACGAAGCAAGGATTGAAGCCCTAGAACGCGAACTCCAAAAGGAAATCCAGCGAGGCAATCGCCTCGGCGACCTGCTGAGCCGATCAGAAGACGTCATGCTGGACTACCACATCACAACTACTAACTTCATAAACTCAAAACTCAATGGCTAAGATCACTAGCATCACCCCGACGGGACAATGGCGCGACCTCTACAAATTTGACGTCACGCTAGACACGGGCGACAAAGGAACCGTCTTCGGAAAAACCCCACAGCTGCGCTTCGGCATCGGCGACGAGGTAGCCCACACGATCAACGAAAAGGGCACCATGAAACTAGACAAGCCCCAGTACGGCGGAGGCGGAGGCTACGGTGGCGGATCAAGCGCTCCTGCAGCACCAGCCGCAACGGGAAGCAAGGACGAGCTGATCGTGCGCCAGGTAGCCATCAAGGCTGCGGTGGAGCTAGCAGCAAGCCACGGACTAGACATGAACGCAATGTTCAAAGCGGCGGAGGAAATCAACGCCTGGGTCCTAAACAAGCCAGGACGGACCCACCAGGAACACTTTGAGGACGACCCCTTCTAAAGCGAACAGCCCCCTCCACGCGAGGGGGTTCTTCGTTATACTTGCATCATGAAACACCAATCACTCTACACCAACGAGGATAGCCTCAGCTACCTGGAGCGTGTGCGAAGCGGAAAGATCAAAGAGGCCAGCCGCTTCGGTCACCGCGAGATAGACGACTTCCTAAGATTTAAGCAGGGGAACTTCGTAGTGGTCACGGGCCACGCCAACGTCGGAAAGACCCACGTGATCATGTACCTGAGCCTGCTGCACACCAAACGCAACGGGACCAGGTGGCTGATCTTCTCCAGCGAAAACGAAGTGGGCAGCCTGCAGCGAAAGCTGATAGAGTTCGCCGTAGGCAAACCAGTACGAGGCATGGGGGACCGTGAGTTCTACGACGCCCACGCCTTCGTGATGGGACACTACGAATTCATCCGCACGGACGAAACCTACGACATCTTCAACCTGCTGGAAGTTTGCGCCAAAATTCATGCAGACGGTCCATACCAGGGACTGTTGATAGATCCCTACAACAGCCTGACCATAAACCAGAAAAAGCTAGGCAAGGTCAGCGAACACCAATACCACTACGAAGCCACCAGCCACATCCGCGTCTTCTGCAAGACCTACAACGTGATGACAATCGTAAACACACACCCTAGCACAGAGGCCCTGCGCCGAGTGCACCTAAAGGGACACCAGTACGAAGGTCACCCGATGCCCCCGATGGCGGCAGACGTTGAAGGTGGGGGCAAGTTTGTGAACCGATCGGACGAATTTGTGGTGATCCATAGGTACCCGATGCATGAGCACGACTGGATCTACACGGACATCCACGTCCGAAAGGTCAAGGACATTGAAACGGGCGGACGCCCCACGAGCCTGCACGAACCGATCCGACTGGAGTCCATGAAAAATAACGTTGGATTCTCCATAGGATATAAGAACTTGCTCCACGAAATCAAACCAGAAACAGATGTCCCTTTCTAGCAGCCTAAACGAACTGATCATCCGAGGATACCAGATGAAAATGCATGCGGTCCAGGAAGGGCTGTACGGCATGGCGGGAGGCAACGACCACTTGCGAGAAAAGCTCACGGACTGGATCATAGACCTCACTATGGTAGATACGGCCCTGAACTACTTCATCGCCTACGAGCGTGACGCCAACCGACTGATCAACGAAGCGAAACTAGAGAACGCCAAAATGAACTACGAGCTGAGCCAGTACAAAGACATGGTAAAGGAACTCCAGGAAAAGATAGACCGATGGGCAGGGGATCAATAACAAACCTACACGAGGGCGACTACGTCCAGAATAACGAAACGGGAGCGATCTACCGCGTCGTCTACTATCAATGGAGCTTCTGCCCTGAGTGCAGCAAAAAACGGCACGGCAAGTGGTGCGAGAAAAGCAACGACCCCGCTAGCATGCACTACCGCTACTACCGACTCAGAAACATCAAAACCAGCAACGACTACGACGTGCCAGGGAAAAACCTAGACCAGGCACAACTAGAAGGCAGAGCACAACACATAACACTAAAATGAGCATACTCCTAGAGATCCGCGACGCGGTAAATGAAAAGTACGGCAAGCGCATAGAGGGCAAAACCCAGATGGCGGAGGTAAACATAATCCGCAAAGCCTACTGCAACGCCCTGCGGCCCTACTACACCCTATACCAGCTGGCAGAATCAGTCAACCGAAACCATAGCAGCATCGTCCACTACGCCAGGAACCATGAGGAAGACATGAAGCTGGAGGTCTACAAAAGCGCCTACCTCTACACGAAGACGCTGTACAACGAAAAAACAATGGCCATGACCAACGTGCTGGAAGTAGCCAGCATGATACAAGAGGTCCGAGCACAGTTACTTGAACTAGAACGAGTGCTCCAGACCTATGGGCCGAGGATATAAACCAGACTGGTACCAGAACGAAGGCAGAAAAAAACACTGCCTAAACATCGCAGAGGAAGGTGAACGGATCTTCCGCGAATTAACTGGCGCCACTAAAGGCACCCTGGAGGAAGACAAGCGGCACATAGATTACTTCTGGGAAGGCAAAAAAGTAGACGTCAAGGGCCTCAAACCAATGCACCTGGACGGATACATCCTGGTGGAAATGATAAACAACTACGGCCTCCCAGGATGGGCCTCAAAGCACAGCGAAGCCGAGTACATTGCCTTCCAGTTCCCCACGGAGTTCGTGGTCGTAGAAACCAGAGCGTTGCGTGAGATCACGATCCTGCTGTGCGATCCCTACGACGAGGAAAAAGTATTCCGAGGCAACTTCATAAAACCAGAAGACGGGCTCTACAAATGGCTAGGGCGATACAACCGCAAAGACGTGTTCACCTACCTGACCAAAGACGACCTGGTCGCAGTCAAACCAATATACCTAAGCTATGCCAATCCCTAAACCAACGGCCTCCGAGAACCAGGATGAGTTCATCGGTCGCTGCATGGCGGAGCTCAAGTCAGAGTTCCCAGAGCAGGACCAAAGGCTCGCAGTATGCTACAATAGCTGGCGAGAAAAAAAATAACAAAAAACTTGTGAGTGTGGAAAACTTGTACTAATCTTGGCTTACCAAATTACGTACAATGAACAAGAAACTCTCACAACTGACACTAGCCGAGGCAGGCACCCTGCTGGTAGGCTACACCCTGATCGCCCTGGTGATAATGATCATCCTGGGAATTGACTCAATCGTAAACGCCATACTCCAATGAGCAGCGAATACGGATCACCAGCACCATGGGACGTCGCTGACGTCTGCAACGAGTGCAACGCTCCGCTAAACAAGTGGGGACACTGCGACTACTGCGACTGGGAGGACTTCAACGACCGCGACGAATGATCACGCTACTCAACGGCGAGCAGTGGGACCGCGAGGCGATCCTAGCCAAAATGCACGACGACGACTTCTACTACGGACACCTAGGGAAGCACGCCATGTCAAGCTCCAGCATCAAGCTGCTACAGTCACCAAAGAGCTACTACAATATCACCACATACGGTGACGAAAAGGACAGCAAAGCCCTACAGATAGGAACGC